TATCTAGGAGTAAATTATGGCCGGTTCTGATGTAAAGGCTGTTTTTATTACAGCAGATACTCAAGCTTTGGATGCTGATGGAATCTCAACAGCGGCAGCAGTTGGAGATGATGCGGCACTTACTTTAGGTGGTGCGTTAGCTTCTGGAGGTTCCTGTACCTTTGATGCTGGAAGAATAGTAACTATTCTAAGTGCTGGTGATGATAGCGGTATTTCGTTTACTGTTGCTGGGACAGACGTTAATGGGGATTCTCAAACAGAAAGTATAACTGGAGCTAATGCAGGTACTGCAACTGGTGCCAAGTATTTTGAAACTGTTACTGCCATTACGGCAGTAGGTGATCCGGCAGGAAACGTTTCTGCTGGGATAAATGCTTCTGCCGGTGATGTAGTCTTTGAGGGTAGAGTACGTTTACAGGGGTTATCCATTGTATGTTCTGGAACTGCGGGAACTTTAAGTTTTACAACCAGTACGCCTGCAGGCACATCACAAATGAAGTTAGGGTCAGTTGCCTCGGCAACAGTTACCCGTGATGTTACTATCCCGGACGAAGGGTTACTTTTTGGTAGTGGTCTTTATGTTCAATATACTGTTTCTACATTTGGGACTATGACGGTATTTTATGCCTAAAGGTTAGGATAAATTATGAGCCACATTTCTTTTTATACGGGGTTAGAAAAAGAAATTTGCGATGAAATTAAAGCTTGGTCGCAACATGCTTTGGAAAGCCCTAATGAAGAATGTGGCAATTTACCTGTTTGCGCCTATGCGCAACAAGCCTGGGAAAAAGATAAAGTCGGTTTTTCTTTTAAATACGAATACAGTTATCAGCCCCTATATACGTTAATCTCTACTTTTGAAGATAAGTACGATGTTGTCGTTTTAGTAGATCTAAAGTATGAGCGTGATTCTGAAAAATTCCACAACTATCTAGTCGATTTAAACGAAGCTATTTCAGAAAAATTTTTTATACAAGACGATATTTGGGTTATGGGTTTTCATCCAGCAGATGAAACAAATGAAACAATAGACGATGGTAGCTTTGAACCTCTAATACAGCAAGAATATGCTATGATATTTATACAAAGACTAGGAAAACTACAAAAATCAGCTAAAAAACTGCAAAAAAAAGGGTATTATAAATACTATTTCGGTGACGATAGTGCGCCGCATGTTTTTAAACTACGAGAATATTTTTACAACAAACTCTCACAGGAGGTAAGACAATGAGTAGAGTTAATTTAGGGACCGGTTCATCTAAGAATTTCCGCGGTGGCGGCATGGTTAAAAAAACCGGTGTTAAAAAATATGTTGCTGGCGGTATAGTCGCAGGAGCAGCTAAAGAATTAGGTAAAAAATCATTAAAAGCTGGTAAAAAGTTATTTGAGAAATCTACAAAACGTAAAGGCAGGCCGCCTAAAAGTAAAATGGCAAAAGCTAAAAGCCGAGTTAATTTGGGTGCAGCAGACCCCGTTTCAGCGGGTGGTTACGTAGCAGGTGGTTATGCGCTCGGTGATTCTGGTGAAAAACCTGTTAAAAAAGCAGCCGGTGGTGCAGTAAAAAATATACAAGACCCTCAAAAATTTGCTCCCATTGATAGATTAGGAATGACAGCGGAACAGAGAAGACAGCAAAGGGAGATGGTAAAGTCTTTTAGAGAATATTTTGCCAAAGATAAAAAGAAGAAAAAATAAATGGCTACTTCATCCTCAGTAAACTTTGAACTAGACGTAGCAAGCTACGTAGAAGAAGCTTTTGAGCGTTGTGGTTTAGAAGTGCGTACAGGTTATGATTTAAAAACGGCAAGACGTTCTTTGAACTTGCTTTTAGCAGATTGGGCAAATCGCGGTTTAAATCAATGGACTATAGAACAAACTTCAATTACTTTAGCTTCGGACATAGGTAATTATCCAGGCGGTAGTTTAACCATGACAGTTGGCGCAAGCGGCAGTTTTACCGTTGGTGAAACCATAACGGGTGGTACCAGTTCAGCAACTGCTTCAATAACAAGTTTACCTTCGTCTACCTCTATGGCTATTACAATTCCTTCTGGCACTTTTAGTAATGGCGAAACTCTAACAGGCGGCACAAGTGCCGCTACAACCACATTATCTGCGGCGGTAGATCTAACTACCGTGCAAAAAACAATTGATGTTTTATCCGTGGTAATTACTCGAGATAGCACGGATTACGGGCTAACTCGTTTGAGCCGAAGTGAGTATTTAAACATACCCAATAAAGCACAGTCCGGAAGACCTTCTCAGTTCTTTTTAGATCGTCAAGTTACTCCAAACCTTAAACTTTGGCCTGTTCCAGAAAATAATACGGATATTGTTAAGTTTGATCGTTTGGTTCGCATGGACGACGCAGATGATTATACAAACACACTACAAATACCATTTCGTTTTTACCCTTGTCTAGCCGCAGGTTTAGCTTATTACCTAGCTATAAAACGTGCGCCACAACGAATTGAATTGTTAAAAGCTATCTATGAAGAAGAATTTAATAGAGCTAGAGAAGAAGATAGAGATCGTGCTTCTTTGAAGATAGCTCCTAGTTTTAGTTATTACGGTGGTTAATTATGGCTAAATACGCAACTGGAAAAAATGCTTACGGAATATCAGATAGGTCTGGTTTTCGTTATCCGTTAAATAAAATGAAAAAAGAATGGACGGGTATGTTAGTTGGTTCTGACGAATATGAGCAAAAGCATCCTCAACTAGAGCCCGTACGTAAATTTTCTGATCCAGAAGCGTTAAAAGACCCTAGACCAGATAGGGTGGAACCGGTTGTTACGTATGTCGGTACACCTGTTTTATCTGAAAAAACATTTACTCCAACGAGAGCTTTTGCTGTTATTGGACAAGTTACGGTGACAACGACATGAGTTTTACTTACGCTACTTTAAAGACAGCAATACAAAATTATACTGAAAATGATGAAACTACGTTTACGTCAAATTTGGATATATTCATAAAAAACACAGAAGAACGTATTCTAAAAAATGCGAATTTAAGTCTTTTTAGAAAGAATGTTACTGGAACAATGACTTCTTCTAATCAATACTTAGGTAGTCCCAGTGATTTTCTAGCTCCTTTTTCACTTTCTTATACATCCAGCAGTGTTAAGAGTTTCCTGGATTTTAAAGATGTTAATTTTATACAAACATTTAATCCGAACAGTAGCACTACCGGAACACCGCGTTATTATGCTCAATTTGATGTAGACACCTTTATTATTGGTCCTACTCCTGACAGTAATTATGCTACGGAATTACACTATTATTACCGTCCGACTAGCTTAACTGCGGGTTCTGATAGCGGCACTACTTGGTTAAGTACAAATGCTACGCAAGCTATGCTTTATGGATCTCTTGCAGAAGCGTATACTTTTATGAAAGGTGAAGCAGATGTTTTACAAGAATACGAAAAACGATTTGCAGAAGCTATGGTTTCCGTTAAAATGTTAGGGGAGTCCAAAGAAAATAGAGATGAGTATAGGGATGGACAAGTACGCAGAGATAAACAATAAGGAAAGATATGTTTAATGTTGAAGTAAAAGCAGATATAAATAAAGTTGATGTTAGAACAACGGAATATAGGGGCTTTACTCCAGAAGAAATTGCTTCCCGCGCTGTTGAAAAAATAGTTTCTATCTCAGAACATGCTGACCCAATGGTAAAAGCGCAAGCAGAAGCTTTTAAAAGTAGGGTGTATCATGTTATTGTAACTGCTTGTAAAGATGCAATAAATAGTGATAGGACTACTATGTATAATCTTTTAACTAAACAAGGTCATGGTGACATGGCTAATATTTTAAGGAGTCTGTAATGGCTATATCTCAAGCTATGTGTACCTCGTTTAAGTCTGAGCTACTTCAAGGTATTCATAATTTTCATAACGGTTCCGGTGGCGGAACTACAACTACTACTGGAAGCGGCAATACATTTAAAATTGCTTTGTTTACTTCAAGTGCAAGTTTAGCTGCAAGTACCACAGCATATTCTACAAGTAATGAAGTTTCAGGAACTAATTACAGTGCTGGTGGTAACTCACTAACTAATGTAGATCCATCTACTTCTGGTACTACTGCTTTGACTGATTTTGCAGACAGCACGTGGTCTACCGCAACAATCACGGCCCGCGGTGCATTAATTTATAATTCAAGCACAACAGCCGGATCAGCTAACAGAGCGGTAGCAGTTTTAGATTTTGGCGCGGATAAAACATCTACGTCAGGAGATTTTACAGTTCAATTTCCTGCAGCAGATGCTAGTAATGCTATTATAAGAATAGCGTAAGGAAATTCAGTGGCTACAGGTTGGGGAAGAAGTACCTGGGGCGACGATAAATGGGGTGTTACTTCCGCTATATTCAGTGTAACTGGAGTAGCCGGAACTTCAGCATTAGGCTCTGAAAGCGTAGTAGCAGAAGCTAATGTAGCTGTTACAGAATCAGCTTTAACAGCCTCATTAGGAACTGTAGTTACAGCAGGAGCAGCGGTTACAGGAGTAACTGCTAGTGCAAATGTAGGAACGCTTGGAGACGAGTCTGTAAGCGCAGGGGCCACAGTAAGCCCAACAGGAATTGCTGCAACAGGTGCTGTTGGAACTTTATCCACTACATCTGTTAACATATTAGAAGTAAGTTTAGATGCTGCAACAGCTAGTTTAGGAACAGTAACTCCGGAAGCAAATGCTGATGTAACGGTTACTTTAGATGCAGCGACAGGAAGTATAGGTTTTGTTAACGTTTGGAGTTTAATAGATGATTCACAGACACCGAGTTGGACAAGTGAAACACCTTCTCAGACACCGAGTTGGACAAGTGAAACACCTTCTCAGACACCAAATTGGACAGATGTAGCAGCATAGAGGAAATATTATGGCAAGTACATACGTAAACGATTTAAGATTAGAGGAGATTGCTACGGGTGAGCAATCCGGAACATGGGGTGCAACTACTAATACAAATTTAGAGCTAATTGCTGAAGCATTTGGTGGCGGTTCAGAAGCCCTTTCCGATGCTTCTACGGCAACAATAACAATAGCCGATGGAGCAAGTGACGCGGCTAGGGCAATGTCTATGACTCTTACAGGTTCTTTATCACAGGCCTGTACTGTTACATTAGCTCCTAATACAGTTAATAAATGCTGGGTTATACAAAATAGTGCCGGTGACACAGTAACCATTTCTCAAGGTACAGGCGCAAATGTCGTAATACCAAATGGAAGTATTAAGATGCTTGTTGCTGATGGTGCTGGTGCAGGAGCAGCAGTTACTGACGTACTAGACCTAACAGGTGGTACAGGTAACGTAGGACTAGGTTCTGGTAACTTAGGTACAGCCTTAACGACAGGAACAGATAACGTAGCAATAGGTGAAGCTTCACTTGATGCAGCAACAACTGGCTCAGACAATACCGCAGTTGGCGATAATGCTGCTGGTGCTTTAACTACTGGCTCAAACAACGTGGCAGTAGGCTCTGGAGCTTTACTGGTAGCAACCACAGCAGCAGATAATACTGCGGTAGGAACACTAGCTTTGACCGCGAATAGTTCTGGTACAGACAATACAGCCGTTGGATATGCTGCTGGTGATGCCGTTACTACAGGTTCTGACAACACATTAATTGGTGATAATGCTGGTGGAGCTTTGACTACTGGCGGAAATAATACAGTTTTAGGTTCTGGTGCATTAGCAGCAGCAACCACAGCAGCAGACAACACCGCAATCGGACAAGCAGCATTAGCTGCCAATACTTCTGGAACAAATAACACCGCAGTTGGATTTAATGCAGGAGATGCAGTAACAACAGCAAATAACACAACTGTAATAGGCGATAATGCTGGTGGAGCAATAACTACTGGATCAGGGAATATTGCTATAGGTCCAGATTCTTTACTTGCTACGACAACCCAAGCAAACAATACAGCAGTCGGTTTAGATGCGCTTAAAGCTAATACCGCAGCAGATAACACCGCAGTCGGCTCTGGTGCTTTAACAGCTAACACCACAGGAACAAACAATACTGCGGTTGGTTTTGCTGCTCTTGATGCAAACACCACCGCAAATAACAATTCCGCACTTGGAGATAATGCGTTAGGCGCAAACACAACGGGAGCTGGCAACACGGCAATGGGAGCTGATGCTTTATCAGCTAATACAACTGCGGATGATAACACAGCGTTTGGACTAGATACGTTAAAAGCAAATACCACAGGCGGCAATAATGTTGCAGTTGGCAAATCTGCCTTAGTAGCTAATACCACAGCCAATAACAATACGGCTATTGGCTTACAATCATTGAAAACGAATATAACAGGTGCTGGAAATACGGCTATAGGTAGAGATGCTCTGGAAGCAAATACAGATGAACAAAACACAGCAGTTGGAGCATTTGCGCTGGAAGCTAATAATACTGGTGGTTATAACACGGCTGTCGGTTACGAAGCAATGATTGCCAATACTACGGCTGATTTGAATGTCGCAGTTGGTAGACGTTCTATGTATAAAAATACAACTGCAACAGGAAACACCGCAGTCGGTGCAGCTTCTTTGGCAGAGAATGTGACAGGAGCAGACAACACCGCAATCGGTTATTATGCTATGGCAGCAAACTTAGCAGCTAACAATACAGCAGTCGGCAAAAATTCTTTACTTTCAAACACAACTGGAACTGAGAATACAGCAGTCGGATCAGGTGCTTTAAGGACAGTTACTACCGGAGATTATAATACTGCTGTTGGTTATGAATGTTTAAGATTAAGCACCACATCAGACGAAAACACAGCAATGGGTTATTATGCTTTAGGAGCTTGTACTACAGGAGCTAGAAATACGGCAGTTGGTTCTGCGTCTTTAGATGAACTGTCAACAGGATCAAACAATACGGCAATCGGTAGAGAAGCCCTTACAAAAACGACAACTGGCGGGAACAATACTGGACTCGGATATGAAACTCTAAAAGAAAATACAACGGCTTCAAGTAATGTTGCAGTTGGTTATCAGGCAGCGAAGGCAAATACAACCGGATCTTCAAATACCGCTGTTGGTACAAGTGCTTTAGTAGCTAACACAACTGCATCATATAACACCGCAGTTGGAGAAGGAGCTTTAAAGGATAATACAACTGGACATTCTAATACAGCAATCGGTATGCAAGCTGGTGAAAATATCACAACTGGTGTAGAAAATACTTGTTTAGGAATGAACGCTGGCGATGCTATTACTACATCTAGCTATAATATCTGCATTGGACATGGAACTGATCCCGGCAATACCGATGGGTATGCTATTAATATTGGACATGATATAGGAATTGACGGCAACTATGTTGCTTTCGGTAAGGTTTCTAATATCGTTTATAACGGATTTACTAGTAATGCAACTTGGACTAGAAGTTCAGACGAAAGGTTAAAAAAGAATATTGCTACAAATACTTTGGGTCTTAGCTTTATTAATGCTCTTCGACCTGTAACTTTTAATTGGAAAGCATCAACAGAGATAGATTCCAGTGATTCAGAATTAGCAAAGCATTACGATGCTAGTAAAAATCATATGGACAGTACCACGACTTTTCATGGCTTTATAGCTCAAGAAGTTAAAACAGCTATGGATAACGCAGGAATAACTAATTTTGGCGGTTGGAATAAACTAAGCAGTGGTGTTCAAGGTGTTTCTTTAGAAGCAATGGTGACTCCAATAGTTAAAGCAATACAAGAGATAGACGATAAAATTGATGCTCTTACGGCAAGAGTAGCAGCATTAGAATGATAAACTTAACAATAATAACACGGAGTAAAAAATGGCAGTAACAAAAGCAATGACTAAAGCGATACCGCATGAAAAGTCAAGCAAGGCACAGGAATGGCATATGGAAATGAAGTATGAGAACGATAGCGAAGGTGATGCTACTTACTATACTTCTACTTTTAACCACACAGCAAGAGCCGCTGATGGTGATTTTACCGCAGCAGCTAAAGGCTCATTTAACTTAGCAGCCTTGACAGCGCTATGTCCTGTATCACAATGGGATGCTGTATTCGCCAGTCAGGTAGATTCGGTGATTACGAGTCCAGTAGTTCCGCCAGTCGCTGATGAATCTTTTTCAGTACCTAGTTAATGGAAACAAGATTTCATGCGATGCCTAGTGTGTTTGTTATGGAACATGATGTTCCAGAAGAAATGGTGACTAATCTAAATACTTACTTAGATGCTTATTTAAAGAAAAAGAAACGCAAGTCATTAGCACACACCCTTGTTGGACAGATACAAAAAGGTCAGCAATTACTAATGGATCACCAAGATAAGAAAATAGAAGAATTTTCTAATATGCTTTGTGGATTAGGCGCACATTACATTAACTTATATGCACAGGCTACTGGAGCTAGATATAAAACTAACAAGCGAGTAGAAATGGATGAACTCTGGTCAGTACATAGTTTTGAAAGAGATTATAATCCAATACACAGTCATGGCACTAAAACACTAATGGGTATTTCTTGCACTACTTGGACAAAAGTACCACAGCAAATATTAGATCAACCCACTGCTGGTACATCTGAGTATAGTTTATACAATGCCAGTGGACATCCTGATGGGTATTTAGCTTTTCAGTATGGACAAGGACACGTTACTGATACAGAAATTTTAAAGCCTTCGCCAAGCTTTGTAGTAAAACCAGAGGTAGGGAAACTATATATGTTCCCTAGCTGGTTACAACACATGGTTTACCCATTTCAGGGTAAAGGCGAAAGAAGAACAGTCGCTGCTAATCTCAACTGTTGGGAAGTACAGGAGGCGGCATAATGTATGAATATAATTGCACGGTAAATAGAGTAGTAGACGGCGATACCATAGACGTAACTTTAGATCTAGGTTTTTCTGTACTATACAAGTCTAGGGTACGCTTGTATGGAATCGATACGCCTGAATCACGCACCAGGGACAAAGATGAAAAAGTAAGAGGTTTGCTTTCAAAAGACTTTCTAAAAAACGCAATTGCCGGTGGAAAAGTTGTTTTGAAAACAAAGCTGAAAGACTCCCGGGGTAAATTTGGCCGTGTTTTAGCTGAAGTTTGGGTAAACGATCAAAACATTAATCAAAACATGGTAGAAGAAAACCATGCCGTAGCCTATTTTGGTCAAAGTAAAGACGATGTTGAACAAGAACATTTAGTTAATAGGCAGAAATTGATAGATAAGGGTCTATTTGATCCGAGTTTAATTAAGAAATAACAGGAGAAAACCATGGTAGAAATAATAGGATGGATAGCGATAGTAGTTACAGTAGCTTCAATTGTAGTAGCCGTAACGCCTACGCCAAAAGACAACGCTTTATTGGCTAAAGCCTATAAATGTGTTGAAGTTCTTGCTTTAAATATATGGAAAGCAAAGGATAAATAGTGTCAACAGCAAAAGAATCTTTGTCTAGGTTGGAAGCACATGAAAGAGAATGTGCAATTCGATACCAGTATATTGAGAGAAGACTAGATGAAGGTTCGGCAAAATTTAAGAAACTAGAGTCTCTTTTATGGGGGGTATATCCTTTTATAGTTGGTACGGTTGTTTTAGCTAAATACTTTTAATAAGTAAGGTGATTTAATGCCTTTACAAAAATTACAATTTAAACCTGGAATTAATCGAGAAACCACATCGTATACGAATGAAGGTGGTTGGTTCGATTGCGAAAAGATACGATTTAGGTCTGGAGTTCCAGAAAAAATAGGTGGTTGGACTAAAAAAAGCAGTAACACTTTTTTAGGGACATGCCGTTCTTTACATAGTTGGGTTGATTTAGCTGGAACTTTACGCACGGGCGTAGGAACACACTTAAAGTATTACATAGATGAAGGTGGTAGTTACCACGATGTAACTCCGTTAAGAGTTACTACTTCGGCGGGTGATGTAACATTTTCTGCAACTAATGGTTCTTCTACTATAACTGCAACTGATTCGTCACACGGCGCTGTAGCAGGTGATTTTGTAACAATTTCAGGCGCCGCTACTTTAGGTGGCCTCGTTACGGCCGACGTTTTAAACCAAGAATATCAAATAGTTACCGTTCCTACAGCAAATACATTCACTTTCACCGCTAAAGATACGGATGGAGATACTGTTACTGCTAATGGCAGCGACAGCGGTAACGGCGGTGGCTCTGTTGTGGGAGCATATCAAATTAACGTTGGCTTAGACAGCACGGTTCTCGGGACAGGTTGGGGTGCAGGAACATGGAGTAGAGGCACTTGGGATTCTGCAGCTTCTTTAACAGATATTGCCAATATATTAAGACTGTGGACGCACGATAACTTCGGAGAAGATTTAATAATAAACGTTCGGGATGGTGGTGTTTATTACTGGGATACCAGCGCATACTCTAACGCCTTTAACCGAGCTATTGCCCTATCTGCAGTATCTGACGCTGACTCTGCACCAACCGTAGCTAAACAGATATTAGTTTCAGACCGTGACCGTCATGTTATTGCTTTTGGTTGCGATCCAGAAGACGATGTTGGTACGCAGGATCCATTATTAATAAGATTTAGTCACCAAGAAACAGCTATTACTTGGAACTCTACTGCAACTAATACGGCGGGTAGTTTAAGGTTGGGTTCAGGTTCGGAAATTGTCACTGCCGTTGAAACAAGGCAGCAAGTCCTTGTTTTTACAGATGTTTCTTTACATGCTATGCAGTTTTTAGGGCCGCCATTTACTTACGGTATTAACTTAATTTCTGAAAACATCACAATAATGGGCCCTTTAGCAGCAAAAGCAGTGGATGATTATGTGTTTTGGATGGGACTTGAAGATTTTTATGTTTTCGACGGACGCATACAAAAACTTCCTTGCACTGTAAAAGCTTATGTTTTTAACGACTTTAATTTGTTTCAAAAAGAGAAAGTTTTTGCCGCTTTAAACTCCTCTTTTAACGAAGTTTGGTGGTTTTATCCTTCGTCTGATTCCGATACGGTTGATCGTTATGTTGTTTATAACTACTTAGAACGGGCGTGGTATTACGGTACAATGGCCCGTACGGCTTGGATGGATAAGGGTATTAATAATAACCCAATAGCCGCCGGAGCAGATAACTATTTGTATAATCACGAAAATGGACTAGATGACGGCAGCACCTCGCCCGCATCAGCGATAACGTCTTATGTAGAATCCAGTCAGCTAGACATAGGCGACGGGGATAAGTATGTGTTTATCCGGCGGTTAATACCTGATGTTACTTTTGATGGGTCTGATTCTGATGCTCCAAGTGCTTCGTTTACGCTTAAAACTAGAAATTTTCCAGGCGGTGCCTACGACAACTCAGACGCAAGTACCGTGACTCAATCTGCGGCAGCAACGACAACTACCGTAGAAAAATTTACAAATCAAGTACACGTAAGGTTGCGCGGGCGTTCTTTTGCTTTGCGAGTAGGTAGTGATGGAGCCGAAGTTCAGTGGCGTTTGGGATCCCCAAGAGTAGATATACGTCCGGATGGGAGAAGATAATGGCTAGTAGAAATCTGACACAACCCGCTTTTCCCATGCCACCTGAAGAATATGATAGTAATTATATGGCAGAAGTAGTTAGAGCTTTCTCTGTGTTTCAACAACAAGTGATTAATCCGGGAGAAGGACGAGCAACTAATTTTACACTAACAAATTTAGCAAATAACGATACAGGACTTGAAACTGGCGCACTTTTTGCGCAAAATGGGCATGTAAAGATTGTACGTCTAAACGTGCCTTGTCCTGCGGGTTTAGATGCTACCGCAACATTAGGTAGCGTAACGGTAAGCATTACTTGAAAATGCGTGTTAATATGGTATAGAAAGTTTAATTAAAGGATTCTTAATGTCTTTAGCAGCAGCAACGTATGATTCCCAACCACAAGAAACCTTAATGGTTCCTGATGGCGGGATTGCCGCGTTTCTTAATGCTACTGAAGGCGATTGGGCTACCGATGACATTCCACATACAGGCATAGCACAAGTTAGACATATTGCGGATAGATTAGCGGAATACGGTCGTTACGAAGACGAGTTCATGGTTCACGCAGCAGAGGGTGAAACTGTCATACCTTTAGAAGTATTGGAAGCAAACCCTCGTCTTAAAAGTAATCTTTTTAGTCAAATGGAAAAAATGGGTTTAGAACCAGAACGTTATGTTGTGGGTAGTGAACTTAATTCATTAAACCCTGTTACCGGACAACCTGAGTTTTTTCTTAAAAAACTTTTTAAAGGTGTTAAGAAATTAGTTAAAAAAGTAGTAAAAGTTGTTAAGAAAGCACTCCCCATTGTCTTGCCTATCGCTTTAGCAATGACGCCCCTCGGACCAATATTCGGAGCCGCTACGGGTTCTGGTATAGGCACACTAGCCGCTGGTGGTGATCTCAAAGATGCACTTAAAGCGGGACTTACCGCAGGTGCGTTGGGTGGCATGTTTACAGGAGTAACTGGTGGTATTCAGTCGTTACGTGCCGGTAATACCTTTGCAGCAGGCTTTAAGAGTAGCGTGGGCAGTGCAGCAGGCGGCATAGGCGAACGCTTTAAGCAGTTTGCAAGTCCGGCAAGAGCAAGAGAAGCGGGCGGAACTTACTTTGGCGCTCCGACAAGGACTATACGAACGCCAGATCAACAAAAAGCTTTGCTACTTAATGAAAACTTGCCCAAGATACCTGACATAAACACTGGTCGAGCTCAAATAGTGGATTCACCAGTAAGACAAACTTTAGAATATACAAGACCGATTGATCCGGCTACTGGTATGCCTTATGACGGCGGACCGGTACAAAGGGCAGACATGAGCCCAAGAACTACCGGGCAACAGCCTTTTGGTCCAGATGTCCAGCAACCTTTAACCACTGATGCTACCGGAGAAGCTTACTTAGCTAGATTAAGATCAGGAACTGGTACAACTACAGTGCCTTTTACTCCGGCTGAAATTCCGGGCTTAAACGTTCCAACAATAGATCCAAATGTTACCGCAGATACAATCGCAGCACTAAATCGAGTGCCGGCAGACCCACGTAGTTTCTTAGAAAGAACTGGAGACTTTATGTTTAGGGGTGGTAAAGACCCGCAGACTGTAAAAGCTGCACAAGATGCGGCTGGACAAGCTTACGCACAAAAAATGGGTAATCTAGGTATTCAAGCTACAGAAGCAGGTTATAACGCAGCAAGAGCCGCGGCAGGTCCTAGCCGATTAGCTCGCTTTGGACCTTCAGCCGCATTGGCTTCTGGTATAGCGGCAGGAACTGGATTTTTTGATGCACCCGAAGAAGAAGAAGACGAAACAGAAATATTAAAAACAGGCGTAGATTTATTAGCAGAAGATCCTGAAAAATATATGATTCGTTATCCAACGATTTCGCCAACTTATACTTTATCGGATATAACCGTCCCAGGATACGGTGTAGGTTACGCTTCAGGTGGCGATGTAGACCCTTCGCAATTCCCAAGACGTAATGGTGGGATCGCGGGCCCCGGAACAGAAACTTCTGACGACGTTCCTGCAATGCTATCTGACGGCGAGTTTGTTATGACGGCAAAAGCTGTAAAAGGCGCTGGCAACGGTAGCCGAAATAATGGTATGCAAACGATGTACGGTTTAATGAGAAAATTTGAGAGAGCGGCAGTATAATGGCAACAGAAACAACCACACAAATTGTAAGAGAAGCACCGGAAATAGAAGCGCAGAAACTGGCTTTACTAGAAAGTGCTAGAAATTTAGTTCAAGATCGAGCCGGATATTTACCGCCAGCCTATAAAGTAGCTGGTTTAAGCGGTATGGAAGTAGGTGCAGGTAACGTATTGCGTGCCGGGATAGGCGGGTATAGTCCTTATTTAAGTGCGGGCTTTGGTTCTACTCAAGCCGGTATTGGCGCTATAGCTGATACAGCAATGCCGATATTGCAACAAGGCTATGGTTCTACTCAAGCCGGTATTGGCACAATAGATCAAGCGCAGGCGTTAGCCGCAATGAATAGAGGCGTCCCGTATCAATTTAGAGACGAAGGTATTGCCGGTTTAAGAGGAGCTACCGGACGTTTTGATCCGTCTTTTATTTCTGATTTTTATGACCCGTATGCCGAAGAAGTAATTGCAGCGCAACAACGAGATGTAAGCAGATTAGGCGAACAGCAATTAAATCAAGCTAGAGCTAGGGCCTCCGCAGCAGGTGCTTTCGGTGGTTCTCGCGGAGCTTTACAAGAAACTGAAATAGGTCGTAATGTATTGGGCGAACAGTCACGTATTGGTGCTCAATTGCGTTCACAAGGTTATCAACAAGCACGGCAAGCGGCTCAACAAGCATTTGAACAACAACAAGCAAGACGTATGGCGGCAGGTCAAGGCATAGGTCAACTCGGATTACAGTTTGGTCAATTAGGTCAAGCTGATGTGCAACAACTAGCCGGTTTAGGTCAAGCTAGAGGTGCGCTAGGTCAAGGTCTTGGATCGCTTAGTCAACAAGCCGGTGTATTGGGCGGAAGACTAGGTGACTTAGGGTTACAACAAGCACAGATGGGCGGTCTTGAACAACAAATGAATTTGGCTGATGTTAACGCCATGATGCAGTTAGGCGGAGTTTATCGAGATAACTTACAAAGACAACTAGAAGCACAACGTATGTCCGAGCAACAAGCACAGATGATGCCTTATCAGCAACTGGGTTTCTTGTCTGACATATATAAAGGTGCTCCAAGCAGTCAATACTCAATACTTAGCAGTCCCGCGGCCCCGGCTGCTTCTCCTTTCCAACAAATAGCGGGATTAGGTGTAGCGGGATTAGGTGCTTTATCCGGAGCTAAATACGCGGGGTTATTTTAATGAACACATTGCAAAGACCTTTATTTAGACAAGCTGGTGGACCGGCAGAAATGATGCCTGCGGGCGTTGCCGCTTTACCTCAAGCCGATCCGGTAGGAATGATTGCTGCCGTAGAGCAAGGCACCGCTAGAGATATGGAAAGAGTAGGACAGGAATACGTACAAGGTGTTACTCAGGGACTGGATGACGCTGAGAACTTTAAAGAGGTTATTGATTCTTTACGTGGCAATACGGTGCCCTTAGAAGAACGTTATCTTGAACTATCTGAATATGTTGGTGAAGACGACGCTGAAAAAACACCAGAGTCTGTATTGGCTATGGTACAGCCCGTTATAATGATGACTGAAGAAGGTAACGTTGATTCAGGTATAGGTGAGCTTATGCAGAAACTAGCCGGTGAAATTGATATGGTAACTGAAGCGGGTGAGCCGACACAAATGGGTCAAGGTCTTGGTGGTCTAATGGCGGCTAATCAAGAAGTTCCAGTACAACAGTTTGCTAATGGCGGTATTGTGCAACACTTTAACCCTGGTGGCGCGGTAACTCCTATGTTTACAAGTTCTTTAAGTCTTCCTAATAATCTTACAGCAATTCCTGGACCTGATTTGAGAGTAGGTATTGATCAATTAAAAAGTCGTTTGCCGCAAACTTATCAAGAGGTGCTTCCCCTTTATCAGGGAATAATAGACCCGCAACAACAAAAAGACCTGACTAAATCGCAAATTATGTTTGACATTGCACAAGCCGGTTTAAATTTTGCTGGCGGTATAGACCCACGCACCGGGCAACCTATGACTAAAAGAGCGATGGGCTCACAACTAGCCGCAGCCGCTTCTGGTTTACCACAGCAGATCGGAGAACGGGTCGCGGCTCAGAGACAACAAGAACAAGGCGCTAAGTTAGCTGCTTTACAGATGGCCGGAGATATAGAAAAAGCGCGAGTAAAAGCTGTTGTTGATGAAAGAGGCATGGGCGCTGACATAAACTTTAGAGCTCAAGGTATGCAGTTTGAGGCGGATAAACAGTCTAGTTTAATGAATCAGCAATCTGCGCTCGAAGAGGCACTTAGACAAACCGAACGTGAGTTTATAGATGCACAATCCGATGAAGATGTTAATAGACAAAATAAAATCACAGAAAGAAGATATGAGCTAGAAACTGCCTTAGTTGATGTAAAACAAAAAGACGCTTTAGAAAGAATGAAACAAGCGTTCATCTATGATGGCGATACATTAAGACTTCAAAACAGCCTTAGTATGGCCCGTGATAATGCTAACAACCAGCACGCATTGTTAATGCAAAACGATGCGCAAGCATTCTTGAAACCGTATAAAGATTCGGCAGCAGCCGTTGCGGAAGGACACCTTGGTATTGCACAAGAATTTGCTGAATTAAAACAAGCAGAATGGGACGATTTCATAGCACGTAGTCCGAAAACTAAAGTAGTTGGGTGGAAAGGTCTAATACCTTTTGCAGAAACATTCTTTGATACGGAAGCAGAAAATTACTACCAAGCGGCAGAAGCAAGAAAAGTTGCAGAGGCTGACTTACGAATTAGAGCAGGCGAAGCGGGAATGGATATGGGTAGAGTTGATGCTTTCCTACAGAATAGTAACTATAGCTTAAATGTACGAAAACAAAATTTCTACGAGCAGTCTACTATAATGGGCATGGCTATAGATAGCCAAATTGCAATGAGTAGAAACAGGGGATCAGGGATTAATGCTAATCAAATGAACGAGATGCTAATGAGCGGTGAAGCTTCAATAGCTTACGGTTTAGGGGCGCCAATGCCTGCCTATGAGTACGCCTTATCTCAAAAATTTAAAACTTCTTGGGATCCAAATACTGGATTACAAATATCGGCAAGTATGCCACCTAATATAAGATCGGCGATTGAAGCGAGGCAACAAGGTGGATTTACCGCTTTTTCTCCGGAGTATGCACAAGGCGGTGAGGTAAAACACATGGCTAACGGTGGTGATCCGTTTAGACCAGATCCCAGTAAAGGTCTTTTTGAACCTACCACCGGACGCTATATGGCAAGGCCGCCGGAAGCAGAACAACCAATCACGTTCGACGAACCAATCATATCTGGTTTAGAGGGAATAGATATTACCAAAGGAACGGGTTCTGATGCTTTTATGAAGCAAGCCGTAAATAAAGTAGCAACAGCCATATTTATGGAAAACGCACCTTTTGAAGAAACAGAAGAAGCCATTAGAACTTTAGACAGTTTTACTCAAATCGCACTTACTCGGGCATTGGGTTCATTAGCGGGTAGAGAAAACAAAGAACTACAGGAACGTTTGGCTAAACTGCAAGTACCTGCGGCTCAATTTTTCTACAACGACAGCGAAGCACTAGCACAATTTAAAGCGTCAAGTCGCGTTATGGATTTTGCTATTCGTGAACAACAGTCTGTTATGCAGGGCCCGGGACTAACTCGTACCGAAAGAAACAAAGCTAAAAAAGATTTGGCTTCATTAAAGAGTATAAGAAGCGAGTACGATAACCTAGCTAATGCTTATTCAAGAAAACTTGGGGGAGACACAGAAGCTGTCTCTAAACAATTAGATCAGTTTTTTAATTAAATGGTTAGACAAGTAGACAATTTTGATTTACGCGGAGCGTTTAACTACCTTGTAGAAGATCAAGACGAAGGTGGTATGGGTTTAACTCGCCCGCAAGCTGAGAATCAAATAGCACAACGTTTGGCAAAAGAAGTTGATTTTGATTACACAGCGGCTACCGAAGCAGGATTCAACAACGAACAAATTATATCTAAACTGACCGGCATTGAAGATCGTGGCGGTTTGTCTACCACTGCAGAGGGCTTCACCCGCGGAGCAATAGGTGCGGTACCGGCTGCACTTACTATGAAAGAGGGGTGGAAAAGAGGGGTACAGTTAGGTGCTAAAGTTCCTGGAACGCTACCCGTAAAAGCTGCCTCAACGCTTCTTGGTGGCGTTGCCGGTGCAGTTGTGTTGCCTATAGCCGCTTCTCTTGTCGATCAATACGTTGGTGTAACTAAATCAGCAGGTGATTTTTTACTGGGTGAAGAAGAACCGGTATTGCCGTCAGATCAACCGTTTCGAGAAGCTGGAAAAATAGGGGGTGCTTTCCTTACTTTTAGTGGGGCTTTGCGTCGCGGTTTAGCTAAAACAACTTTTGGTGATATTCCCATGGATGCGGGAGCGACCTTAGTTGGCAAAAGTGCAGACTTTGGATCTAAAAAATTATTAGCCAACTTACGTAAATACGATCCAGATGCAAAAGTTCCGTTGAGTTTACGGGCATTACGGGGCACAGAAGATATAGCTACTCGTATGGCAACCAGAGCCCGCGGTTCAAAAAGAGATTATTATTTAAGGCAGGAAATTCCAATTGCCGGAGGTGCAGGTGTCGGTGCCGCAATAGCCGAGCAGGTTGATCCAGGGGACGCAGTAACGTCATTCTTTGCGACTTTAGGCGGTGCTTTGCTTACCCCTATAACCCCGCTTACTAAACTTGCTTCGGGTGCTGCAGCTAAATCTACACAAGCTGGGCAAGCTTTGAGACACCCAGTAGAAACGTTGAAATCCATTAGTTTTAATTTAAAAAACAAGGCTGAAAGTAAAGCTAGAAACGATTTAATAAAAATTTATGACGAATTAGCAAAAAATTTAGAAGCTCCGGGTAGAGCTAGAGCAGCAGCAGAGAATGTTCCTTATAATCCAGCAGTACACAGTCCTGAAGTTGATTTTACAAGCATAACCCCAGCGGGTGCAGCAAATCTCATGCAAACAGCGAGAGAAACGTACGGTGCTCTCATACCCGGTATAGAAGAAACTTTTACGCCCGGAACAACAATAATTGATCCTAAAACTCCAGGGTTTGAAGCAATGTTGCCAATATTTCGTTTACAAGCAGAAGCGATGGCTAAAGATCCCAATTTAAAAACTTCAGTAAGTAATTCAACTCAAGAAGCCGTGTCTTTAGGATACAGAATGCTTCAAGATTCTATAGAAGTTAAAGCACCCCCCACTGTAATAGCGGCACACACAGAGTCTTATCTAAAAGAACAAGAACAATTTATTGGTGAGTTTTTACATAACAAGTTTAGAAAAATTTCTGAAACATTAGACAAGGCGGAAGCTAAAGGCACGCTAGAACCGGGTGAAGGCAGTAAAATAATTGTTAGAGAAATTGATAAACTACGCGATATAGCAAGAGACATAGAAAAACGTTTATTTAGTCCAGAATTAATAGATTACCCCGCGGCGCTAAAACCAAACAACATGATAAAAGTTTTGAACGAAGTAGAAAACATGGCTCAATTAACGGGGCGTTTGGGGCCCGGTGACATAACAAGTAAAGAAGGCAAGCAAGTTCTTAAGTTGATTGAGGAAATTACGGCTAGGATTCCTAAAGCAGATCCCACGCTTCAGAGGCCACCTAAAGCAACAACTAAGGCAAAAAGAAAAAGCGTAGCCATTCCTGCTGTTTTAAAACCGGGTAAAGAACCTTTTGTTAATAGAATAAGAAGCCTTGTTAAAGACATTGATCCGAATTTCGGTGAAATGGAGGAACTTATTGCTGCTATGGGAGAAGACGCGATAGTTTCTCGACGCCTTGGTTCCTATGGTCAAAGAATAGGAAAAGAAATGTTGCCGTCACATAGAATGAGAAGGGATGGTGAAACAAGTTTAGACGGTCTTATTGAGAAAGCTATAGAGGCAGGTTATTTTCCTGGAGAGGCTACGGAAACGATTGGACATGTTGAAATTTTAGCTGCTATAGAAAAAAACGTGGTGCTTCCAGATGATGCTGCTAAATTAGCCGAATATGAGTCCAAAGTAGAGACAGCGAATTATTTTGAGCAGGTTTTAGAAAAAGCTGGTATAGATAGTAGATCAAAAACTTCAGAAATTCGTGGCATGACTGATGCCGAGTTAGCTAATTTAGTTGATGAAATAGAGTCCGGTATGTTACCGCCAAGAGAAATTAGAGAACAAGTCGGTGGATTCCCTAAAGATATGCCGGCTAAAGAGCGTAGGCGTTTAAGGCTAGAGCAAGAGAAGGCTGCTAGAACGTCTCCTGATCTAATACAATACGATCCTGATATTCCGGCACAGATTATGACGGTTGGTGATGCAATTAGGATTCGTTCTTTGATAGGGGAGAGAGTTAGAGAATTAGCAAAAGATGATAAAGGACGTAGCGAACAAAGGATATTAAAACTACTCGATAAAGCTATTTTAAAAGATTTATCTGATCCGGCTTTGACCGAACCAGCAGAGGCTTTGGTTATAGCAAACACGTTTACTAAAGCAAAAAATGACGTATTTTCTCGCACGTTAGGCGGTGAAATGGCTAACAAATTAAAATACTCGGACCCTAATGTTTTTATAGAAAACCTTCTTGCTGCCGGCAGGCCCAACGAATTAGGCAACAGGATCACAGGTTTACAGAAATTTGGAAGTTTTTTTGAAGACCAAGCTACGGCATTAAAAAATGTAGATGATCCGGCTCTAACCGAACTTATAGAAAGAACAATACCTGTTTCTAAAAATTCTGCTAAAACCATAGAGAACAGTATGGTTGAGGTCATTAGGGGTATGTTAATAAACGGCGTTATTGAACCGAAACCGCAGAGCACTCTTGTTCCAAGCGACATAAAAAAAGCATTACCCGGAGAATTTGATGCAGATCAACTTGTAGTAAATACTACAAGACTTGAAAGATTTAAGAAAAAATATGAAGTTGCTGCCGAGCAAAATCCTATGATAAAAGAATTGTTTGACGACATGAGCGATCCGGTTGCAGCTCAAAAAGTTCTTAAAAGCCTTAAAGGTGGTGCGGGTTTACCTGCAACAAACACGGTAGTTGGTTTTGATCGTCAAAAACCTTTTGAATACAAAACTTTAGTTGAGGCTAATCCGAATGTATTTAAAAAGTTTAAAGGAGAGCCTCGTTTTTATTATACTCAATTCCTGGATTTAAGGGGCACAAAAAACAATTATTCTGTGGACTTTGGACCTGAAGAACTGTCTCGTTTGTTTCCTTATACATCTTTTAATAAAAACCTCAAAGCAGAGCCGGGTCAAGCACTAACCTTTGAGTTTATACAAAAGTATAATAAAAGCGATTTGTATGGCGTTGGCGCCTGGTTACAAAGAAGCGGAATTGAACACATGTTTACTGGTGCAGGTGGTGCGTCTAACTTTAGTGAAGCAACAGGGATTATTAATCCTATGCAAATAGGGGATTTATACGGCGCGACTATGGCGTTTGGTCAACGCCCGTTTGGTAACTCACCCTTTACGTTTTTTTCCAGATTAAGAGAAAAAGTTAATAAACCAAATGTGTCTTTTTATTTTAACCGTAAAGTTGATAGAGACGAATACCTTGAAGCATTTAACAATATGTCCGAACGAGGCAAAAAAGCGGCGGCAGACTATGAAAAAGCTTCTTTAGTGCTTCCTGTCTTCAATAAACCGCAAAGAATGGCCCGAGATTTTAATGTTGCGTTAGCTAGGGGTGATATTGCTAAATTAGAAGAAGTAACAAATTACTTTAATAAAGCAGCTACTAACGAAAAAGCAATGGATAAACTTTTAAAAGAAGTAGACAGTATTGACGTTAAAGAAATTCTTATTCCAAGTAACGTGGCTTTTGAGGCAACTATTAAGGACATGGCTAAATACGGGGATTTACAGTATGCCTATCGTCAACAGGCTATTCCCACAATGCAAGAAAGAATAGCTGAGAAAAATGCGTTGAGCGATATTCTTGGCGTGGATAGCCCTACTTACGCAATAACTCAAATTTTAGAAAGCAGGGAACCACTAACTAAGTTAAACAATCTCATAAAACAAGTAAACCGCATGAAAACCTCAAACATACCGGTGATGTATGAGGGTAGAAAGGTACCGGCAAAAGAAGTTTACGAACCTGCAGCCAACGGTTTGTTAAACTCTTTCATACAAGTTGCTCGAGAAGCAAGCTACGTGCCTAAAAAAGAAATTTACGGAACCGGTACGGAACCCGTTAGATTTTATGACGCAAAAATATTTCGTCAAGTTTTCTTTGAAACTGGCGAAGTTTTTCCAGCGATGCAAGATTTACAACCACTTGCAGATATCTTATTAAAACAAGGCATTATCAATAAAGCTAGATACAAGCAAATTAAAGACGTTACCGAAGGCCTGGAGCGTATGCAAAATCAACAAATGTTTATGGAACGTTTGCCGGCTATGGCGGAAGAAAAACCTAATGTTTTAAAACGTTTTGCTACAAGATTTTTTGGTGCTCAAGTAGGTTCAAGATTAGGCACTATGGCTGGAGGTAGAGGCACTATACAAATTCCAGGATTTGCTGCTGGAGTTGCTGAAGATTTATTGTCGAAATCACCTAACACGTTTTTTATATCTTACATGGGTGAGTTATTTCAACCAGGTGGTTATCAAAAACTGGAAGAAATATTAGAAGCAACGGCAGAAGAATCAATAAAAAGACAACGTGGCATAGATTACGGTTTTAGAAGAACTCCTTTATTGGATTCTCCGTTAGCTCCCGCATTTCCGGTAGAAGCAATTACTCGAGACAGGGAAGAAGAAAGAGAGATCACGCCTCCACCACCACGGCTCATATCTCAGGCTTCACCTTCGGTAAATCCAATGCAGACCGCTAACCAGAGAGCACGCTACGCGGCTATGTTCCCGTTTGATCCGGCTTCCGCGGTAGTGCGAGAAAGACAAGCACAAGGCATAGGCAGTTTACCTAGACCTTAGATTAACCAATTTCGGCTTTGTTCTCCTAATACCTCTTGGGCAATATCAATTTTACCTTTTAAAGCAGTAAGTATTTTTTCGTCAACGGTACCGGGACTTACTAAATCTACATAAGTAACGTGATTTTTTTGTCCTATACGGTGAGCCCGGTCTTCTGACTGTATACGTGTTTCTAAGTCATAACCGTTATTCCAATAGATTACGTTGGTTGCCGCAGTCAAAGTTAAACCATAGCCCCCGGTTTTGGGATTACCAACAAAAAAACGTAACGGGTTATCTTTTTCTTGAAAATTCCTAACAATCTCCTGACGTTTATCTTGCGGGGTGGCACCATAAAATGCTTCAGCACTATCTTCACCATATTTTTCTTTTAGTTTCTTGACAATACGTTCTAGGTCATACACCCACGTAGCCCATATAATAACTTTACCCGACATTTCTTCAATAGTGCTTAACAGTTCGTCTAAACGTTTGTTAGGTATTTCCTGTATCTCACCATCATCTGTTTTTAGATGTCCACAACATATCTCTTGCAGTCGCATTATCTGTGTTAATACGCTAGTTGTAGTCGCTAAGTCGCCTTTTTCTAAACGAGCTAACGCTAATTTTTTCATTTGCACATAAGCAGATAGCTGTTCTTTACTTAAAGGAACGCGCCTGGAAGTATATATTTTATCGGGTAAATCTAAACAGTCTTCCTTGAGCACACGTGCGCTAAACTTCTCTAATTTACCGTGTAATTCGTCTAAACGTTGATACCCGGTAATCTCTTGAAAGCTGCGCATACCCATTGCTCTTTTCCTAACAATGGCATAACGTGCCTGATATGCAAAAAAGCTTTTAAAACCAAGCAGTTGCGGACTCAAAAAAGCACATTGACTAAATAGGTCCATTGGGTTTTTTGTTATTGGAGATCCAGTCAGTATGCGTTTGTACTTAGCTAAACTAGCTGCTTTTAGGGCATTTTTCGTGCGCAAAGCTTTACGATTCTTAATGGCGGTGCTTTCGTCCATGATAAATAGATTTTTTTTGTTCATTTTTAAAAACTTAAACGCACTGGCCGCGCCTTTAACGGTAGATAAAGCCTCTACGTTCATTGCCAATATATGTAGATCAGTATGTCCCGGATCGGCTAACTCGGTTAACGCTTCGCGGAACTTTTTAGTAATGTTAGGTTGCCATTGAACTATTTTATGATTTATACGATCAGGTAGGTGCTGTGGTATTTCTTTTTCCACCCAGTTCGCATAAACACCCTTTGGCGCAACAATCAATACCGTATCGATACTTCTGGCCTCATATAACGCCGCTAGTGAGTCGATCGCTATCTTAGTCTTACCTGTACCCATCTCTAAAAAAAGAGCGTACTGTCGAGCTTTCCAAGAGCTTTCAAAAATTTCTTTTTGGTGCTTATATGGTTCAGTTTTATAGTCGTACATTTTTTTTACCTTTTCCTATTGACGTATATAATGATATGCGATATAAATGTATTTGTCTAGGGATGCAAAACATCTCTCAATTCACGAACCACGGAGAAGTAAAAATGGAAAATGACTTTTTGTCGCAGTTAGAATCAGATGCAACCGCAATTGATTCCACACCAAAAGACGAGGAACTTAGCAAAGTTGCAGATATTGCTAAGAAAATCCAAGAAAAAGAAGATTTTCTTGCTGATTTAGAAAAAAAGCAAAAAACAGCAAAAGCAGAACTTTTAAAACTCACTGACGAAGACTTACCCGCTATTTTACAAGAGTTGGGTTTATCTGGCTTTACGTTAGACGACGGTTCATCTATTACAATCAAACCGACTTACGGCGCTCACATTAAGGTTAGCAATCGTGAGGAAGCTTTTGAATGGCTTCGTAAGCATGACTTCGGTGATTTAATTAAGAATATAGTGAGTTGTACTTTTGGACGGGGCGAAGATAACACCGCAGTAGATTTTATGACTTTTGCTGAAAAGAGCGGTTTCAATCCACAACAAAAAACTGATGTTCATTCACAGACACTTAAAGCATGGGTTAGAGAGCGTGTAGAAAACGGTGATAGTTTTCCTATGGAGCTTTTTGGCGCATATATTGGACAACGTGCAACAATTAAGAGGAAATAAGCATGGCAAATAACGTAGCTAAGAAACAAGAAAGCAAAGTGGCTAAATTTGACGCATCTATTTTTGAAGCAGATGCAGGAAAAGGCTTGGAGAATGTAGGCCAGGAAGATTTAGCGTTACCTTTTATTAAGATACTAAGCGGTTTAGACCCGATATTAGATGACTTAGAGGAAGCTAGAAAAGGCGATATTTATAATACCGTCACAAATCAAGTTTATAAGGGCAAAGAGGGCATACAAGTAGTCCCTTGTTCCTACCAACGTCGTTTTATTCAGTGGGCCCCCAGAGGTAGCGGAACCGGCGCACCTTTAAATATCTTTTCACCACACGACGATAGACCAAAAACCGAACGATCTCCCGAAGACAATAGAGAATACGTTGTTGACGGCGACGGCAGTTACATCGAAGAAACGCACCAACATTTTGTTGTTATACTAGAAGAAGACGGCTCGTCGAGCACGGCTCTAATTGCAATGAAATCGACGCAGTTAAAGAAAAGCCGTAAATGGAACTCTATGATTGCTTCGCGTAGTATTGTCGGTTCAAACGGTCCGTTTACTCCACCTAGATACTCACACGTTTATTTACTCAAAACTGTAAGTGAAGAAAACTCAAAAGGCAGTTGGCACGGTTGGGACATTTCTTTAGACAGTCAAGTACAAGATATGACTTTGTATGGTTCCGCAAAAGCCTTTGCAGAGAATATATCGAGTGGTGACGTTGAGGTTAAACACTCCCAGGAAAATAGCAGCGGCGCAGATAACGCTCCTTTTTAAATAACTAAGGAAGACGGTAGCAATACCGTCTTTAGGGAGCCTTATGTCTTACCACAAACAATTTGCGTCTATTTTCGAGGGACTACGTACTGCTTACGGCACGTACAAAATCGATAAGAAACAATTAAATGGAAAAAGTACAGGAAAAGCGGGTGTAGTACGAGAAGCACGCACCGCGGAACTGTGGGAAGGCCATTTATCCGGTAAAGGACAATCTGTTGGTATTATTCCAATTAACGAAGAAAATGAGTGTAAGTGGGGTTGTGTTGACATCGATCAATACAACTTCGATCATAAAAAATTAATTGAGAAGATACGTAAACTGAAATTACCTTTAGTGGTATGTCGTTCAAAGTCTGGTGGGGCGCACGTATTTGTCTTTACTTCGGAATGGGTTAGTGCAGCAAATATCCAGGAAGTATTAAGACACGTTGCGTCCCTACTGGGTTACGGTGAATCAGAGATATTTCCAAAACAAGTAAAACTAAATTTAGAACGTGGCGACGTTGGCAATTTCTTAAATATGCCATATTACGATCACGAAGACGGCTTACGTTACGCAATAAAGGACGACGGTTCGGCAGCGACCTTAGAAGAATTTTTTGATCTTTATAAAGAATATGTTTGTACGTCCGAGCAGCTATCTGCCATATTGATAGAAGAAGATACGTCACAACCCATAGAAAACGGCCCACCTTGTTTGCAAGTATTGTGTCGGGAAAAAGTTTCAGAGGGTGGACGTAATAATGGACTATTTAACATTGGCGTTTATCTTAGAAAAGCTTACCCGGATTCTTGGGAAACAGAAATACTAAACTACAATATGCAGTATTTAGACCCACCCCTACCTTTAAACGAAGTAAACATTGTAGCCAAACAGTTACAGAAAAAAGATTATGCGTATAAATGTAAAGATGCACCTATAAATTCATACTGCAACGCAGAGTTATGTAAAACCCGTAAGTTTGGAATTGATGCGGCAATATCAGGAATAATGGTTGCCAACCTAAGAAAATATAATTCGCAACCGCCGGTATGGTTTGTAGATGTCAATGGGCAACCGGTTGAATTAGATACCGAAGGGTTAATGAATCAAATTACTTTCCAACGCTCTTGTGTAGAACAATTGAACTTTATGCCTCGCAGCGTCACTAAACCGCTTTGGGAAGGCCGTATAAACACATTATTAGATGAAATGACTCAGAATGAGGGCAGTATTGTAGAAGTAAGTGCTGATGCTAGTGTTAACGGGCGTTTCTATGCGTTTTTAGAGGAATTTTGCACTTCTTTACAACAAGCACAGGATAGAGAAGAAATACTGCTTAGACGTCCTTATACGGATGAACAAGAAGACCAAACATTTTTTAGGCTTATCGATTTAGAGAATCATTTAACGAAAGCCAACTTTAAGAATTATAAAACACATCAAATAGCACAAAGATTACGTGATATTAATGGTGAAGCGACACAGATAAACATAAAAGGTAAAACCGTTCGTGTTTGGGTGATCCCCGCGTTTGCTCGCAGTAATCCAGATATTGCACCGCCTGATTTTGGGGATCAAGAGAAGGTTCCATTCTAAATGTTTCGTATTTTTGGTCCCCCGGGGACAGGTAAAACCACAACATTACTAAATCTAGTGGATAAAGAGCTAGATAGGGGCACTCCTTCCTCTGAAATTGCTTTCCTAGCATTTACCCGTAAAGCAGCGAGAGAAGCAAAAGAACGTGCCTGTAAAAGATTTGGTTTAGATGCTAAACAAGATCTCCCTTATTTTCGTACCTTACATTCCCTGGCTTTTCGTTTGGTGGGTTTAACCACAGATCAATTAATGGGTGCGGAGCACTATCGAGAAATTGAAAATAGAATTGGTTTTGATTTAACCGGTGGAACAGCGGTAGAGGAAGACTATACAACGTCAATTAAGCGTGAGTCCGAAATACTGCGTTTAATTACGCTATCGCGGTTGAGAAGAACATCACTACATTCTGAATATAACCGAAGTAATCTTAAATACAGTTGGACCGAGGTTAATTACGTAGCCGGAGCAGTAGCACAATACAAGAAATCTAACGGTTTGCACGATTACACGGATATGCTTGAGTTATTTGTGATAAAAGGCCATAAGATATGTCCGCCGTTACGGCTTTGTTTATTAGACGAAGCACAGGATTTATCACCGTTACAGTGGGAGATCGCACATCTACTGGATACCAAGTCCGATAAAATGTATTGTGCGGGCGACGACGATCAAGCTATTTATGATTTTGCCGGTGCT